TATATATATTGAACCATCAGCATCAAAAAAACCACCTAAATAATAATCATCTAAATAATAATTATGATTTTTATTATTTAATAATTCTTCTTTTGCTATTGTTAATAATTTATTTTTATTGTCATAATAATATTGTTTAGCATTTTCTCTTTTATTTTTTAAAAAATCAATATCCTGCATTTTTTCAAATTGATATTGTCTGTTATATTGATTTTTTTTTTCTTTTATTGTAAAATTTTTTAATTCATATTTTATTTTATATTTATTATTTTTAAATAAATTTTCAATTCGTTTTTGACTCCATCTGTTCTTCCACCATTCTACAATAACTTTAAAAGGTCTTATTTTTTCATTATAATTAAATTTATCAACGTTACCATTTAAAAATCTTTTACTTTCATTACTGGTAAAACCTATGTAAATTCCTCTTTGTTGTCCATGAAATAATATATTTGATTGTTCAATATTAAGTATATTTAAACAATATTGAATATTACGTAGTTTAGGACTACTCATTTGTGATGATTTTTTATAAATATCTGAATGATATTCCTTCATGAATAATACCATATCTTGATATAAGTCATCAGGTATAACACAAGTTCCATTCCCTTTTGTTTTTCCTATAAATTTTATTTCTTTCAATTTATCATATTGTACAGATTTCCCATAAAGTCCAAATGTAGTAACACATGCACATTTATATCCACGTAATTTATAAAAATAATCTTGAACTTCATTACTAAAAACTGATGCAACTAACAACTTACCTATATTTAAATTATAAGCCATTGGTTGAAGCCCAATACAACAACTAATATTAATTATAAAACTTATAAGACTTTTTTCTAAATTATTTATGATATTTACTTTTTTTTTTTTAATTTTTGGAGTCCACCCAATAAATTTATCTCTTGGACCACAACTATAAATATCATTTGATAATTCAACTATACCCAAATATTTATTAGTTATTTTATCTTTTATCATATATTTTATTGATCCAAAACACTGATCACTCGTAATTGCAGAACTTGTCATTACTTTAAAATAATTCCATAATTCATGTAATTCTTTATTACCATCACAAAAAATAATTTCTAAATCTAATGAATCTAAACAATTTTTTTCTTTTGAAAAATAAATTTTATTTATATAATACTCATTATTATGAAAGAATTTATTTTGTTTTTGAATAAGTTCTTTTTCTTTTAATATTTTTTGTCTTTGACTATCACCTTTATTAAAAAAAGTAATAATTTTATTTTTTATATTATTAAAACTATTTTTATATTTTAATTCATTTATAACTTCATTCATTTTTATTAAATACCCTATAGATAAATTTATATTTCAATTTTAAATATTTTTTAAAAATTTATATAAAAATATATTTTATATAAATCGAGTATATGCTACCTTGACTAAATTTAGATAGTATATAATCTACAATAGATGTTTATGTTTGTATAAAATATAAAAAATTCCACCATAAAAGTATGATAAAATTTTCTTAATTGCTGTATGCTAGGCCGCCCATTCCTGACATTATTCTTAAAACGTTATAATTTGTAGCATAAACTCTGATTTTAGAGCCAAGAGCGGCTTTAGGGGTGAGTTGAATTTGAAGGGTAGCGTTATCAATTCTGGACATATTACACGTGCCTGAGGGCTGATGCTCTTCGGGTTTTAAGGCAAAGGAGTAAACATTGATACCAGTAGGAGGGATGTTGGTGTGATGTTGGTAAGGTTGTACAAGATTGAAGTAAGAACCAAGTCTTTCTTGGAAACGATCATGTCCGTTAAGTTGAAGTTTAGCACGGACAGTAGGGTTTCTACCAGCGTTGATGGGACCGAAACCAGCATGATCAGAGTAATCACCAGCGGTAGTAAGAGCACCGAAGTCAGTAGGTGCCAAGTTATTGGCATTAGGACCAGGACCAGCAGGAAGGTTGATGGGTCTAATTTGAGAAGTGGTTACACCATTACTAGCAATTCCTGATGAACCAGTGTTGAGACCAGCTTGTTGGAGATATTGGAGATATTCAGAGTCAAGAGCGTTGGTACCAACGAAGGGGAATACATTGGTGGTATCTTCGACATTGGTGAATACAAGTTGAGAAGCATCAGGAAGACCTTGGCTGTTAAGAGCATAGTATCCAGAGTCGGCATCAAAATCATCGGTATAGTTATTCCATTGGTTATAACCAAGTTTAACAACATCATCTCTTTGGGTAACCCAGATAAGCTCCTTAACGGGGTGATTAAGGTTAAGTTTTACCTTTACGTTGGTATTTACCGTTGATTCGTCGCCGGTGAATTGGAGCTGTTCAATCAAATACTCGTGTGAAGTTTGAGCAAATCTACGTCTTTCATCGGTGTCGAGGTAGATATAATCAATGAAGAGGGATGCATATTCAAGAGAAGGAACACAGAAGGCATCTAAGCTGCCATTAACGGAGACACCACAACTGTTGAGGGAGCCCCCAGTGGATACATAGCACTCAGCTTTAGGTCTGAATTCAAGTTCGATTTTGACTTCGTGGTATTGAAGAGCAATAAGGGGAAGAGAAAGACCGGGATTTCTGCAGAACCAGAATTGGAAGGGAACATAAAGAGTAGTAGCTTCGGTTCTTTGGAGACCAGTTCCAGTAAGAGCAACGGTATTACCAACCATATTGTCATAACCAGCTTTAAGACCGGCAGGAATGGTAAGTTCATTCCAGATGGTAAGCCAATCACCGTATTGTTTGTCGATTCTTTGACCACCAATTTGTACTTCAACAGATTTGATAAGGAAATGGCCAATGAAATTGACCCATCTGAAGAAAGCAGAAGATACAGTAGCTTCAACTCTGGGAAGAGTAACTTGTAAATAAATTCTGTGGATAAGATCTCCGTTTCTGCTTACGGTACATGTGACTTTCTTACCGAAATCAGCAGTTCCATTGAAAGTTTGTTCAATTGCTTCCATGGAGAAATTAGTGTGTCTTCTATAAACAACTTTGAAAAAAGTAATTTGAGGATTTCCTGTAAGATAAACATCTTGTGCGCCATAGGCTACGAGTTGCATAAGACCGCCAGTCATTTTTATATTCTATACTAAGAAAAAAATTTTGCAAAAAAACGAAAAAATTCCTTAATTAATTTTTTTAATTCATTTTTTAATTCATTTTTTTATACCTATAATTTATCATGTTAATTATTTTTATAGATTTTTTATCATTATAATATGATATCAAATATTTTTTAATTTAGAAATTGTATTGATAATTTTATAATATTATAAATAATAATATTATAAATTCAGATATTATAGATAAAGATTACTATTTTTTAATATTTTTTAATATTTTTTTAATATTTTTTTAATATTTTTTTAATTTTTTTTTAATTTTTTTTAATATTTCATATATTTTCTTTATATATTTTCTTTATATATTTTCTTTATATATTTTCTTTATATTTTCTTTATATTTTCTTTAAATTATCTATATTTAAATTATTTTTTATAAATTCTTCTATATCTATTTCTTTTTTAATTAGTTTATCTTTATTCTTGATAAATTCATAACTGTTATTTGATATTTTTTTGATAGACCAACCATCGTTTAATGCGTTGCATAAAAATAACATTTTTTGGATAATGCCATAGTTAACATTTGTTGAAGCTTGAAATGATGAAATATTTTTATTTGTTTCTTCCATTTTCTTAAAATCATGCAATAAATTTTTATTTTAATTTAACCTTATTTTTTCTTAAATACTTAAAGTTTATTTTTTTAATAAATATAAAATGGTTTCAAAAACAAAGAAAGCTTTAAAAAAAGAAAATTCTTGTAACAACGAAAATATAACCATTGATGCAAAGCACAATGAAATGATTGAAAAATTTAAAAATGATAAAAAATCAATTCCATCATTAAAAAAAAAACTTCATGCATTAATTGAAGATTATAAAAAATCTAAAAACAATGATTTGAAAAACACAAGTGAATATATAATTGAAAGAAGCCAAAAAAAAGATATTATAAATGAATTAAAAAATAATATTCAATCTATAATAAATAATGATGATTTAAATAATTATTATTTAAATGTAGGTTCATTACTTCATAATTATTATGAAAATATAGAAACCTATAAAAATGAAGAAGACGATCGAAATTTAGAAATAGAAAATTTTGAAGAAAATATCATTGATATAAATTCATCTTCAAAAAAAAAATCGAAAGTACAAAATTCAGTACTTGATTTTTTTAATAAAAGAGAAGAAGAAAAAGAAGTAGAAAGTATTGATAACAATGAATCGTCAGAATATAATTATACATCATTAAAAATAAGTGATTTTGTTAAAGAAGAAGCTACCTTTAAAAAGAAAAATTTCTTAGATGATTATTTAAAAAAAATAGATATAAATTATGTTTCTAAAATAAAAATAGATGTTGAAATTTATAAATGTAATCAATGTTCAAATGAAATGACTCTCTATCCAAGCGATGGTATTCAAATATGTAATCAATGTGGTAATCAAGAATTTATTTTAATTGAAAGTGACAAACCATCTTTTAAAGATCCTCCATTGGAAGTATGTTATTTTAGTTATAAGCGTATTAATCATTTTAATGAATGGTTAGCTCAATTTCAAGCAAAAGAATCAACTGAAATTCCTGATGAAGTATATGAAAAAATGATTGCTGAAATTAAAAAAGAAAGAATAAAAGATTTAAGTAAATTAGATACTAAAAAAATAAGAAGTTATTTAAAAAAAATAAAACTGAATAAATTCTATGACCATGCTGCTCATATACTTTATCAAATCAATGGTATTAGTCCTCCTTCGATGAGCAAAGAATTAGAAGAAAAACTTCGTTTAATGTTTAAAGAAATACAAGCTCCTTTTATGGAAGTTTGTCCTAAGACACGTAAAAATTTCTTAAATTATTCTTATGTACTTCATAAATTTGTAGAACTCTTAAGTTTAGATGAATATAAAGTTTATTTTCCTTTATTAAAAGATAGAGAAAAACTTCATCAAACTGATATGATTTGGAAGAAAATTTGTGAAATATTGGGTTGGGAATTTTTTAAATCCATTTAATTGATTAAATTAATTAAAATAATCAAATTATTATTAGATTTAAAAATTTTTAATTTGTATATGTGAACATCCATAAAATTAAACATTTGTTGGATAATAGCTCATATATGGATAAGGATAACTACTATAAAATTGAAAAGGATATCGATATGGGTTTCGATATACTGGGTATTTATAAAAAGTTAATGGGTCAGCACCAGTGTCTCCATAATTAAAAGGACCATAACTGTATGTTTGAAAAGTTTCCATAGATGTATTTATATTTAAATAACACATTGATACAGCAATTAATATAAATAAAATGATAAATAAAACATAATCGTTCATAATAAATAATAAGATATTTTTTTACTTCTTAATCTTTATTATCTTGTTAATTATTATAATGGATAATATTATTTTATTTAGTATTTTATTTTTAATTGTATTGTTTTTACTTTATTTATTATTACTTAAAAAACAAAGTACTCAAAAAGAATTGGTATCATGTTTCAATAGACGATTTGGATGTTGTCCTGATAACATTACTTCTAAAAAAAATGTAGATGGTACTAATTGTCGTGGATTCTAATTTTCTTTTATTTTAAATTTTATAAACACTCCATAATAAAATTACACTAAAAATGATTGTTAAAAGTGCTACAAAACCATGAATCATTAATCTACTTTTTGCATTCGGATTTTCTTGATCACTACCTTTTGTAAAAACATAAGAAAATAATCCGGGAATTACATAACGATTTGCTGATAAATTATTAAATTTATTATTATTTCTATAATTTTCTGAGAAAATATTATTATAACCGAATATATTCAACAGTGATTTTACAATATCCATTCCAACTAAATTCCATGATGGACTATAATTCGCAAAATCATCTAATTGATTTTTTAAATCATCACTAAAATTTTCTCCAAATGACATACCATATGTTTTAGCATTATTATATTTTAAAAATAATATTCCCATTCCTATATAACGTAAAAAGCGAAATCCAAGTAATATGAGTGGATATACATAGAAATAACGAGTAGCTAATACAAAGTTAAGTACCCATAATATTGGTACAATAAGTATAGCAGAAGCACCAAAAAATCCGCTTAAAATATCTTTAAGTTTACCTCCTTCAGCATTTTTCATATTCTTAGACATTGCCATATATCCTATAAAAATAATACCAATAATAAAGGCAGTTATACCAAATACTTTTTGTAAATGTTGTACTTGGTCTTGATTACTTGTAATTTTTGATGTATCTTCTTGTTTATCTACAAATAATTTTAATGGTTGTTCTTCTTTGCCAATATTCTCTTTATCTGCTGTAGAAAAAAAAGGTATAAATGCATAAAATAAATATAAGAAAATAGCAATGACAAATAATATTCCACCAATGATTATCATATATAATAAATTACCAACTGCTTCACGTTTTACACTGAATAATACAAAAACAAACGCATAAATAAGTAAAATAAATAATATTAATACACTGTAATCAATACGTTTAAATCCAGACCCAATTTCTTCTTTTTTACCTTCCGGATTATTTGTAATATTATATTTCTCTACACTTTCTAATGTATCACATACACTTCTTACAAATAAAATACATAAAATAATTACTGGAACAGAAACACCCGCAAATAAAGCAATGTAATAATATATACTTTTTGATGCATTGTCTTCAATCACATTTAACATATTAGATGCTACATCAAATGATGAGAAGAATCCTTGTATTAAAAAATACATACTTAAAAAAAATACTGCTACCATTACCCAATGTATATTTGAAAATCTTTCAAAGATTTCTTTAACATTCATGCTATCGACAACTTTTTCTTTAGAAGATTCATATAAACGAGAACGAGCTGTTGCCAATTGACAAGCTAAATGTTTAATTTGATTTGTAATTTTACTTTGATTATCAGTACAAGCCTCATTTATTTTTTGAGTTAATGTATCAGACCCAGCAGATACTCCTGTTGCTTGATTACATTGTTCATTGATAGTACCTGTAATAGTATCAGTATAAATTTGTTCTTTATCTTCATATAAATAATCATTTCCTATACTTCCGCAATTTTGACCTAATAGAGATTTTATTGTTGAAGCAGCGTTTTTAGTACCATCTTTATCCAAGTCATAATAACCAATTGCTGGTGGTTCTGGTATATTTTTATCTTCTATATCATTAGAATTTATAAGTCTACTTGACATATCTAATATTGAATAAGATTAAATTTTTATTATTTAATTAAATAAATAATTAAATAAATTTATTTTGAAGAGAACAATTTATCTACTTATATAAAATATTATTGAAATAGCTATAATTGCTATAATAAAATAGAAAATATTAAATACCATAATATGAAGTCCAAAAGGTTCTTTCATAAAACAGAATAAAATATGAACAATAAATATAACTTGATAAATAAGATTATAATATAAAGGATTAAAACTCATACCAAAAAATACATTATTATAAAATTGTAAAAAGGGCAATGCTATTAAAACATATAATATGAATTTAATAAGTAATCGTGATGATTTATTTAAAAATGTATTATTTTCAACTAAATTGTCGAAATTGGATTCAAAATATTGATTATCTAATCCCATTCCCAAATACTTCATCCAAGATGAACCAGACGCCATGTCCTTTACATAAAATGGGAAATTCTCAGATGTTAATACTAACAAGGATACAAATAACCAAGGACTTGTTAAAGGTCGTCCAAATAAAATATAACATGACAATAAACGTATTAACCAAGCAAACCATTTATTTGATTCTTTTACTGTTTCATGATTAAATATAGGATATGTCCAAATATTATAATTAAAACCATATAATTTTTCATTTTGTAGATTTTTTTTCATATAAGAAGCATATTTTTCACATAAATCTTTTAATAATGGTTTATAATCACCACCAATATCAGTATCTTCAAGAAGAACTTCAATAGCAAGTTTTACATCTTCCATAATTTTATCTTTATTATTGGGTTCATCTTTTGTTTCAACTCTTAATGTTTGATTTATTTTCATAATTAAATTTAATGCTTCTTTTTGACTTTTATAAGGTATATCTGGGTTTATTGTAAGTGTTAATAATTTTTGAATATAATCATCATTTGAATCATATATTGAAAAATCTATCTCGAATTTTTGAAGTAATTTTTTAATTTGATTTAAAATATGATTATTATTTATTTTTATATTTTTATTAAATGAAATATGTTCACTTACATTTTTTTGATCAAATTCAACATTTGAGAATTTAGGTTGATAAATATTTAATAAATCACTACTAATACGTCTAAGTGCTTTTACAAATTTACTATATGAATTATCGTCTATTTTTTTTTCAGTTGCATATTCATGTAAAAATAAATTATAATTATATTCAATAGGTAATACATAATTTGCTTGACAATTAATATAACTTAAACTTTTCTCTGTTAAACCAACAATTGGGATAACATTTAAATCTTTGTTTTTATAAGATTTATTTGTTATTGTATTTAAGTAATTACCTAATTGATGAACATAAAATAGACTTAGAAATGGAGAAAATAAATTTGTTAAAAAATCACTCATTTTATTTTTATTTTCACCAATTTTAAATATAGTTAAATAACTATATAACATTTTTCCACTTGGTAAATTAAGACCAAAACGCTTAATAATTTCATAACATACTTTATTTATATTTTCATTATATTCCATATAATTTTTTTCGTCTTTATATTCAGCATTAAGTTTATTGTATTTATTTCCTTGACTTGGAACTGTCAATAATACACGATATAAATAATTAACAAAAACAAAACTTACAATACTACTAATAAAGAATAATGATATATGATTTAATTTATTAAGTAATAAGAAAAAAATTCCATAAAATAAAATGCTCATTATTAAAAATAGTCGAGGTGCACTTGGAAAAAATGCTCCAAATAATGTATTTATTTGATAATATAAACTTATAAAACTTATTAATCCAACCATAAATACAAATCCACTTAGATTATAAAATCGTGGATAATAATAATAATAGGGTATAAGTAAACCAATTAAATATATTGAAAGTGATGAATAATTTCCTGTATTTGTAAATATATTTTCATAATAATAACTTTGATTAATATCATATAAATAATTATTAATTTTTTTTTTATTATTAAAATCTTTTAAATCTGTATTTTTAGAACATAAATATAAATAATGAATCAAATTTTCTGTCTTTATTTTTGATATATCTTTCGTTCTAATATTATCCTCTAATTTATTAAAGTCTGAAGACATCTATTTATAAATAAGAAATTAAATTTATTATTTATAACTACTCAAAAAAATTAACGTCTTTTTACATTCCAATCATACGGAATCCAGCAAATTGTGAACCAATACCTATACCTGTTCCAAGACGTGCAGCTTCAGAAATACGAGGACTATACATATCTAATATGGCAAATGTGACAGATGCTGTAATTGAAATGGCAATAATTTGGTCAGCTTTTAAGTTAGAAAAATAACACGCTATTCCTACAGCAAAACCTTCAAATAAATATTTTAGAAAACGAGTTAGTATTTCAGTATAATCAATAGTATCCATCATTTATATTAATTAATAATATTTTTATTTTAATAAAATAAATTAACTTAAAGATATTTTATTTAAATACATTTATAATGAGTGCTTTTGAAAGTGTAGAAAAAACAAATGAAACAAATGAAACAAAAGAAATAGTAGAAGATTTCTTAGAAGTCGATACTAAAATACCTGGTCAAAATTTTGCTTGTATGTCGTTCGTGAGTCCTGAAAAAATGCTTAAACAAAAAGAAGTTCATTTTGTTGCTAAGTTTCTTGAACATTTATTTAACGGGGATGACCAATATACCATTGATATGAAGGAAAAAATAAGTAAAGGAGATACAAAAATTGAGTATGATGTTATTAAAACATTTTACGAGGATTGGAAATACAGTCGAGTTGATAAACTTGAACAAGAATTTTATGAGGCCAATAATTTTCATACATCTATGCGTGGTTTAAAAATTCGTGGTGTATATGATACACATAAAGAGGCAACTGTTCGTGCTCAAGTGCTTCGTCGCAAAGATCCTTCTTTCAATGTTTTTGTAGGCCAAGTTGGTTATTGGCTTCCTTGGGACCCTGAATGTGAACAAATACAAGAGCAAGAATATCAAGAATCTATGTTGAACGACCTTGTTAAAAAATATAAAGAAAATCTTGATAACCGTGATGATATGTATGAACAAATGAAGGAAGACCAGCTTAAAAAGGCAAAAGAAGAAAATAAAGCCAGAAAAATGAAGCTTGCTGAAGAAAATATTCCTGTGAAACCTGATAATACTGAAGACAAAGAAAACATTGAAAAACTACGTGTTATTGTTGATGAATCAGACCGTTTATATTATGATCATTTAAAAAAAGTTGAAGAAGACAAAAAAATGGCAAAACAAGACGATCAAGACGATCAAGTAGTCAAAGAAGGAGGAAATATTGTTCAAGTAAATGATAGTTCTGTACCAAAAGAAGAATTAAACGGATTTAAGTCTGATAACATGGAGAATCTTGAAAGTAGTGATCCTTGGATGCAGAGAAAGTCAGATGGTGATTCTAATAACGAATCAGCTTAAATAATTAATTAATTTTTTTAAATTTTAAATAAAATAATTTATTTAAAATAAATTTTTATAAATAATGTTTTAATTTATAATTATAATGCTTTATACTCTTGAATTTATATAATTTAATATTTAATAAAATATTTTTAGGGATAATAAACAACTGGTTTTCTTAAATCATCATGTGGAATATTATTTTCGTTTTTCTCATTATCATATTTTTTCATATTAAGTAAAGAACCAAAATCAGCATATTGAGATTCAATACCATCAAAACCTACAATTCCTCCCATTGAACCACCATTCATAGCAAATTCATTGTTATATTCCCAATTATTCGGTCTTTCATTCGATTGGCGTACTTGATTATCCATTGGTATTTCTTTTTCTAAAATAGTTGTACTTTCTTTATTTAAATCTTGTATTGAAGTTGATTTTAATCCAGATTCATTTAAATTATCATATGAATTATTTATATTAAAAAATTTAGGTGTATCTGCTACATTTGATTCAAAATTAGGAACATTTTCATTATTTAAAATTCCATTTGCTGGAATAACAGGAAACTCATTTTTTTTATCAAAATTTGATTCTATATTTTTTTTTTGAGAAAATGCATTCATTTTTTGTATAAAATCATTATCTTTATCTGAATCTCCCAAGAAATTAAGACTATTATCATTTTCCATTTTTTCAATTTTATCTTTTTTATTTATTTTTTTTTCAGGAATAAATGTATTTCTGAAATTTTCAACTTTATTACCAATAGTGACTGTATAATTTGTATTTATAATTATAATATGTAATATAAAAAGCAAAATAAGTGCATGAATAATGATTCTATAATTCATTTATATATTATAAGAAGAAAAAATAAATAAATAACCTCAATAATTTTATAAATATTTTAATTTATGTATTTGAATCATTCCATAAGAAATTTCTCTCATGTATGTAAAATAATTTTTTATTATTTTTTTAATTATTTTTTTTTCATTATAATTCATAATTAATTGTCTTATCCAAAAGGATATATCAATTAAGTCATAATGAGTAATCAATAATTTTTTATATTCTTCTTTATTAAATTGATAAATATTACCTATATAAATAATTGAATTATAACCAAATGTGCTCTTAAAAACTTTTTTCATTTATATTATTCGTTAAACTAAAAATATATAAAAAACTATTATTTTAGATAACTATGAATATACAATTAAATTCTTCATTATTTATTTATCTAAAATTATTTCAATATATTGATTATTTATCTTATAGAAATGAAGTTATATTTATACAAAATGATACAGAGTATAAAAATGAAATCAATACATTATTTTTTTATTATAAAAATATAATCTTTTATGAAAATGAAATATTCCATTTAAATTTAAAAAAACACGACCTTCATTTTTTGAAAAATAACAAAGATATATTAAATGAATTAAAAAAAATATTTAAAATACCTGAAAAATATCAAAATTCAGTATTATATAGAAATATAAAGGAAGAAAATAAATTATATAATTATTTTATTGAAAAAATAAGTAAAAAATATATTTTTTTTTATAATAAAAAAGATTCTAAAGTAATTAATTATTTTGGAGATTCTTATATATATCATTTACAACAAAATTTTTATGAAATAAATCATTCATATTATGATAAATGGAAAAAAATAAAGATACAAAATTATGCTTATTTATTTAGCGTTATAGAACATGCTTTGGAACTACATATTTATGATGAAGATTTTCTTTTTTTGATATTAGAAGCAAACATTTCTCATATAAAAAATAAATATTTTTATTGTTCAAATATGGAAATAAAACAATTAGATGATCGATTAAAAGAATGGAGTTTTATTTATGTATAATTTTTTAAAAAAATATAATAATTGAATAAACTTAAGATTAAAATAATATTAAGACAATAATGACTACTCATAAATGTATTCAAAAACTAAAAGTATTAATTGATGATAAAGAAATATGTGAAAAAATCGAAAAATCAATTAATAATTATTGCGTTGAACAGTGTAAATTAAAAAATATTGAACCGAATATTGAAAATACATACTTCTTACGAATGTATGTAAATAAATTAATTAGTTTGTATAATAATTTAGATAAAAACTCTTATATAAAAAATATTAGTTTTTATGATAAAGTTATAAACAATGAACTTGATATAGATAATGTTGCTTTTTTAAGTCCTCAAGAAATAAATCCAGAACATTGGAAAAAGTATATAGATAAACAAAATGCAACAGAAGAGTTTTTATATAGTATTACATCTGGAACAAAGACACAAGAATATAAATGTGGTCGTTGCAAACAACGTGATTGTACATATTATCAATTACAAGTACGATGCAGTGATGAGCCAATGACGACATTTATTAATTGTTTAAATTGTGGAAATAGTTGGAGTTATAATTAACTTAAGAATATTTTTTTATTAAAAAACATAATGGGATATGCTACTTATGTTTTAATTTCAGTTGTTATAATTGTAATCATTTATTGTATTTATCATTTTTTCTTTAAGAAAAAAACAAATACACTTGCTCTTACACATACAGAATATGTTGCTGAAGCATCTTCTCAAGTAAGTCTTGAAGATGTTCAAGAAGGATTTAAGAACACAGAAAAGGGAAACCCTTATTTTGATATAACAATTGATGGAGAAGATGTTGGAAGACTTAAATTTCAATTATTTGATGAAGACGTTCCTAAAACATGTGCTAATTTTCGACATTTATGTACCCGGGGATTAGATGATAAAAAAGAGCCATGTTATCAAGATAGTATTTTTCATCGTGTTATTGAAGAATTTATGATACAAGGTGGTGATTTTACAAACTTTGATGGAACTGGTGGTAAAAGCATATACGGGGAGAAGTTTGAAGATGAAAATTTTGATTTAAAACATAATCAGCCTGGTTTATTAAGTATGGCAAATAGTGGTCCTAATAGTAATGGATCTCAATTTTTCATTACACTTAAAGAGACACCATGGTTGGATGATAAGCATGTCGTGTTTGGTATCTTATTGGATGGGTTTGAACTATTAAAAAAAATTGAATTATTACCTAAGGATGATAATAATAAACCTTTGAAAGAAGTTAAAGTTAGTAAGTGCGGAATTATTCAAGAAGATGACTGATAAACCATACTATATCCAGGAAATACGTGATATTATTGTAATTAAAGGCGAATATTGTCTTAAACTAAATGACTTAACATTAAAAATATATGGTGAAGAAAGAAAAATCGAGTATATACCTCTTGGTATTTATACCAATGATAATATAAGGACAATTACATTAGGAGAAACAGATTTTAAAATAGAATTTAGTACAACTGAGAATGATTCAGCATTTTTAGTTGAACATGATCATAATATTATATTAGGACCAAATGAGAAAAAAAAAATATTACAATATGTTGTATCTAAATTTATTGATAAACCACATTTATTGCCTGATTATTCTAAAAAAGAAGATTTTTACGATGAAGGCAATATACCAGTGCCATCTATGGCACAAAGATTAAAGATGAAAGAAGAAGAAATGAATCAAGAAATGAATGATTAAAAGTCTTAAATCAACATTTTTAATAAATTATTTTCTTACATTTATTTAAAATTAATTTTTAAATAAATATTTATAAATGATAGTAAAGAGTTTTATTAGTCCCAATTTACGTCATAAAAATGGTAAAATTTATTATTTAAATAATAAAGAATTATATGTTTCAGAATGGAATTATATAGAAGAAAATTATTATATTCATTTTAATGACTTAGAGATAAATGATTTTAATGATCTGAATTACACCATAAAAATAAATGATTATAGTCATGATGTATTAATAGAAATAGAATTTTCAGATAATATGGATACACAAGATATGATTTCTCAAATGTCTATTATTAATAATCGTTTATGTGGATTAGATCAAAAGAATGATTATTATATATTTGATATAAATAATATAAAATAAATTTAATCAATATGATTTTTTTATGACACTATATTAATATGAGTGTAGACAAATCTACAATTTATTATTTAATTATTGGTGCAACTTTTTTGTTAAATTTCGCATTTATACCATTATTATTTGAAGTATTACAAACACGACAAATGAGTAATATACCTTATTTTACGTTAATTTGTTTTTTAATAGCACAAGCATTATTTTTATTTGTTGTATTTTTTAGAGGATATAATTTACATATTATGATTTATTTAGTAGGATTTGTATGTGTGAGTGCTTTACTTTTTTTAAAATATTTTTATGATGGTAAAAACATTCATGTGATTAAAAAATATACTATTTATGAGGAATAATATAAATAATATTAAATAATATTAAATTGATTTAAAATTTTATTTATATAAATAAATATAACATGAAAATTATATTTTATGAAATATGTAAAAAATCTAAATTAATTAGTAAAAATATATATTCAAAAATATCACATTTTTCAAGAAAACAGTCCCCTACACCATTGGGTCGTTGGAATAGTATTGGTATTGAAGATAAAAAAAGATTAGATATTTCTGTAAAAGCAAATTATGACCATTGTGGTCCATGTGGAAATGAAACACAATATAATAAAAAAAATAAATAAATAATTACAAGCATTTTTATTGTACTTCTTGAATTTGTTCTATATGATTCACTGTAACAAAAAATCGCAAAAATCGCAAATTATTTTTTTTTTAAAAAATATATACTTAAAGATAATCTTATAAGTATATATATGCCCCCTTTATCCCCTG